GCAGATGCAATTGAGTTTCTTGGTGTTCAAGCAGGAACAATATTACCTGTTGCAGTTGATTACGTATTAGCTACATCAACAGCTACAGACATGATAGCGTGTAAATAGCACATATACGTGTAACTATATATTATATAATAACAATTAAATTAAATAAAATGGCGAAAGCAAAAAAGATTACAAAGAAGGAATTAGAATCTATTAAAGATGTTCAACAGAAAACAAACGCTATATTACTAGACGTAGGTTATTTAGAAGCTCAAAAAACTGGATTAATGGGCGCTCATGCTCAAGCATCTAAAGAATTGCAAGTTATCAAAACTGAACTAGAAGAAAAATATGGTCAGGTTAATGTGGATTTAAAAGATGGTAGCTATACTGTTATTGAGACACCAGATGTTGAAGAAGTTAAGGAAATGGAAGTTGTAAAATAATGGACGCAGTTGTAAGAAAAATCAGTATAGGTTCTGACTATAAAAATGACGCTATGCACTATGCCGTTGGGCAGCAAGTGTACGGGGGTCATATTATTTCAGCAATACTACACGATCCAACATTAAATTCTTACAGTATATTCATAAAAAAAGAAGACGAGATTATGCCATGGAAGAAGTTTAACTCTAACATGGCAATATCCGTTGAATATGATTTAGAATATTAATGAGAAGTTTATACGACTTCATCATCAAACCATTGGGTGATAGATACGAAAACGAAATAAAAGTTGGAGATAAAACTTTAGTTTTAAATACTAAAATAGAGAATTGGAAAGCTGTTAACAACTTAGCTGTTGTTGTTGAAACTCCTAAAGCTTTTAAAACAAATATAAAAAAAGGTGACACAATAGTAGTACATCAAAATGTTTTTAGAGTATTCTATGACATGAAAGGTATTAAGAAAAATAGCAGATCATATTTTCAAGATGGTCTATATTTTTGCGCTATTGATCAAGTGTATTTGTATAAGAATACAGGGGATTGGAATTCATTTGGAGACAGATGTTTTGTAATGCCTTTAAAAAATAAAGACTCTTTAAGTCTTGATAAAGAACAAAAGCTTATTGGTATACTAAAATACGGCAATAGCTCCTTAGAAGCGCTTAAAATAAGCTCAGGGGATGTTGTTGGGTTTACACCAAACAGTGAATGGGATTTTATTATAGATAATGAAAGAGTTTATTGTATGAAATCTAATGATATTGTAATTAAGTATGGACACGAAGGAAACGAAGTTGAATATAATCCAAGCTGGGCAGAAAGCAGTTGAAGAATTAATTAAAGTAGCTAAAGAAGCTATTGTTGATTCAGGTGATGATATAACTGCTGATAGATTAAAAAACGCAGCGGCTACAAAAAAACTAGCTATATTCGATGCTTTTGAAATACTTAATAGAATTGAAACAGAAGAAGCGTTATTAAATGAAAATCCTAAAGAAGTAAAAGAAGAAAAAGCTTTTAAAGGATTTGCTGAAGGGAGATCAAGATAATGTACGAACAAACTTTATACTCAATAGTTAAAGATCACGTAAAGCCTAAAGTATTAAATAGGCTTAATAGATATAAAAAATGGGAGTACGGATATAATAAAGAGCATGACCTTATAGTTATAAGTAAAACCGGTGAGATCGGTGATATATGTAACATACAAGGATTGCTTATAGGTTTACCTAAAGAAAAAGAAATAACAACGTTTACATCTAATAGATGGGAATACCAACAGTATCCAAAAGAATTAAGTAGAATTAAATCAGTATTTGATTGGGATGAACATCCGGTTGAATTTAAAGAAAAATGGTATGACTATATTGACACAGAGTTTAAAAGGCGTGAAGAAGGTTTTTGGTTCTTTAATAAAGACAAGCCTACTTATATTACTGGTACTAACTACATGTACCTGCAGTGGTCCAAGATTGATGTTGGGCAGCCAGACTTTCGTGAATCAAACAGATTATTCTATTTATTCTGGGAGGCTTGCAAGGCAGATGCAAGATGCTACGGAATGTGTTATCTTAAGAACAGACGTTCCGGGTTTTCGTTCATGGCATCAGGCGAGACTGTTAATCAAGCCACGATATCTACCGACTCAAGATTTGGCATACTTTCAAAGTCTGGGCCAGATGCAAAGAAAATGTTTACTGATAAGGTCGTACCCATATCAGTTAATTACCCCTTCTTTTTCAAACCAATACAAGACGGAATGGATCGTCCGAAAACGGAACTCGCGTACAGAGTCCCGGCGTCGAAATTTACCCGTAAGAAACTTGACTCCAACGAGAAACTACAGGAGATCACAGGTCTCGACACGACGATCGATTGGAAGAACACGGGTGACAACTCGTACGATGGGGAGAAACTCAAACTACTCGTCCACGACGAAAGCGGCAAATGGGAACGCCCGACGAACATCCTCAACAACTGGAGGGTTACGAAAACGACATTAAGATTAGGTTCTAGAATTATAGGAAAATGTATGATGGGGTCAACCTCAAATGCATTAGATAAAGGTGGAGCTAACTACAAAAAACTATATTATGATTCCAACATTGAAAAAAGAAACGCCAATGGGCAGACTCGCTCAGGATTATATTCTTTGTTCATACCTATGGAATGGAATTACGAAGGATACATTGATTCTTATGGATTTCCTGTATTCAACACGCCAAAAAAGCCAACTGAAGGGCCTAATGGGCAGGTAATAGATTTAGGTGTTATTGATTATTGGCAAAATGAAGTTGATGGTTTAAAAGAAGATCAAGACGGTTTAAATGAATTTTATCGTCAGTTTCCAAGAACAGAAGAACACGCTTTTAGAGATGAAGCAAAACAATCTTTATTTAATTTAACTAAGATATACGAGCAGATAGATTATAACGCTGATTTAAAAAACACAGCTGTTGTTACTACCGGAAGTTTTCAATGGGAAAACGCTGTACCTGATTCAAGAGTTATATTTATACCTAACAAAGATGGTAGGTTTAAAGTTTCTTGGGTACCACCTATTGAATTACAAAATAGAATGTTGATTAGAAGTGGTAGAAAATATCCTGGTAATGATCACTGCGGTGCTTTTGGATGTGATAGTTATGATATATCTGGTACTGTAGATGGTAGAGGTTCTAATGGATCTTTACATGGTTTAACTAAGTTTAGCATGGAAAACGTACCATCAAATCATTTCTTTTTAGAATATATAGCTAGACCACAAACTGCTGAGATATTTTTTGAAGATGTATTAATGGCTTGCGTATTTTACGGTATGCCTTTATTAGCAGAAAATAATAAACCTAGATTACTTTATCATTTTAAAAGAAGAGGTTATAGAGGCTATTCTATGAATAGACCTGACAAACTAAAGCTATCAGTAACAGAAAGAGAAATAGGTGGTATACCTAACTCAAGTGAAGATATAAAGCAAGCTCACGCGGCTGCTATAGAAACTTATATAAATACTAGTTTAGGATTACTTGAGACTGGTTATGGAACTATGTACTTTCAAAGAACATTAGAAGACTGGGCTAGATTTAATATTAACAATAGAACAAAGCACGATGCATCCATAAGTTCTGGATTAGCATTAATGGCTTGTAACAAAAATAGATATATACCTAAAAGTAAAATTGAACACAAAGCAATTGATTTAGGTATTAAACGATACGACAATAAAGGCGGTATGTCTAAAATAATAAGATAAATGAGAATACAGACTAACACTAACAGTTCATTTCCAAGCCAAGTAGTAAGCGAAGCAGAGAAATCTAGCTTAGATTACGGTATACAGGTAGGTAGAGCTATTGAGGGAGAATGGTTTCAGGAAGGCAGAGCTGGTAATAGGTATGTTCAATCTTATGCTACTTTCCACAGGCTAAGACTATACGCTAGAGGAGAACAAAGTGTTCAAAAATATAAAGATGAATTATCAATAAATGGTGATTTGTCTTATCTTAATTTAGACTGGAAGCCTGTTGCAGTTATATCTAAATTTGTAGATATAGTTGTTAACGGAATGTCTAACAAGTCATACGACATTACTACATTTGCTCAAGATCCTTTTTCTGTAAAGAGTAGAACAGATTATGCTGCTGCTATTGAACAAGACATGAATACAAAACCAATGCTTGAAAACATTAAGCAAGAGTTGGGTATGGACATGGCTCGCACAGGAAATCTAGAAGATTTACCAGAAAGTAAAGAGGAGTTGGATATTCATATGCAAATGACTTATAAACAAAATGTTGAAATAGCTGAAGAAGAAGTTATTAACAATGTTTTGTCATTTAATAA